GCGGCCATTGTCGCAATAACAAACATCACAGAACTCCTTTTGTATGGAGGTGATTGAAAATCCTTCGGCAGATGTAACTTCGGATTATGCTAATGATCGTGAAGATTGTGGTGATGTAAAAGTTTGCTGCGAAGGATGGGTGGAGGTCGAAAACGGGAAATAAGAACTCTGTAACTACAAGGGAAATTACGAAACCAGAGGCCGTGTTTACGACCGCTTCGAAAAGGGAATGTCTGCGGCTCTGCATTTAATCATCCTTCTTCATCTCCGTTATTTTCTTGCCCCGCATGGTTTTCCATGCTGGTTCTGACGTGTAGATCGAGCCTAGAAAACCTAGACCTTTCTGCATTTCCGGGTAGAGGGCGTGGTGATAAAGCATTGTGTCTTCACGACAGCCTCTTGGCCTATAACCCTCTTTGATTAAATACTGCAAGTCATAAAGGCCGTTTTGGAAAATTTTTGTTACGGACGGATTTTCCAAAAGGCGCTTGACTACCTTCCGTGCATCACCTTCTACGTTCGCTGATGGCCAGTAGTTTCCGCCCTTGTTCTTGTCCCAGAATGGGACAACCATGGCGTCGGTCGGGCTGGCGCTAAAGCCAACCATCTCGATCATTCCGAACTTTGTCTCAATGTCGCAAGCACATTCGGAGCGCACATGGCGGTCGATCCATTCATGGCATTCAGCAATTGTGGGGTTGACAAGAATTCGCCGGGATGGGCGTTTGATTTCTGGGTATTCGCTTTCGCGCTTGGCCTTGATTAAATCGGCAATTGCGATAGGTCGCCATGCCCAATTCCGTAAAACTCCGGCAGGGTGGTAAGTTGGGAGGACCTTATGCGGAACGAGAGTTGACGTTGCAACTGTTCCTCGTAAAGCGCCAATCCCATTAGTAGAAAGCAAAGCCCAACAAGCAGTCCCGCCGAGAGCGATAATAAGATTTGGAGCCACCGTGGAAAGTTCATCTCGAAGCCGATCCAACTCAGGAAGGTATTCTGGTTTTAGATATTGCCCTATTTTTCCGAGATGGGGGAGGGCATAACCCTCCCCGCAAGAATTTTTATTTCCACATAACGCTGCAAGGTCATTGTTTGGTGGGCGAAGGGCGAGAACATTTGTCAGAAAACAATCGCGGCGGGAGAGGCCAGCCTCTTGCAACATGCGGGTAAGTTCTTGCCCGCTGTAACCTTGGAAAGGCTTGCCGATGAGTGCTTCTTGCTCACCCCATGCCTCCCCCACAATTGCAATCTTTGCATCCTTGGGTCCAGAAGAATGTGCGAATGGAAGTGTGGGGGAGTAAGACATTACGCGCCTTCTTCAGCAGCGATAACAAGCAACAGCAAGCTGTAAACAACGAGATCATCGATGCGCTCAGAAAACGGTTGGGATCTGTGCCTTGATGTATTATTGCGAGTGTCGATGACGTATTGCTGAATGCAGTCGATGTGCTTTCCGGCAAGGAACATCCATGCAGTTGACATCGGCACACCTTGTTGTTCTGCGAGGCGACGGAAATTGCCTAGAATGTCTCCGTTATCGCCATACTCGGAATTCTTTGACGCAAAGAGCTGCTCTGCGCGCTTCATGCCTTCGGCAATGATTTCGAGCTGTGGGTTGGCGGGGGCTTGTTGTGTCGTCACAATCTTTGGCCTTGCAGATGGTGGAGGAGGGGGAACGTCGCCAATTTGGTGATAGGCGTTTTCTAAAAGATCAAGATCGAGTTTGTCTGCGATTTTAGGATTGCTCATTGTTTTGCTCCTTTTGAATTGAAGATGCTTTTTGGTGAATACGGAAATGCTGCAGCGCCCTTCTCGCGTTCGCAACGTATTCGTCGTTGATCTCGAGGCCAAGAACGTGTTCGGCTCCGAGAGCTTCAGCTACGCGGAGGGCCGAGCCTCCACCACATGTCGGGTCTAACAGGCGAGTGTTAGAGTCCACAAACATTGACAAGAAATGTTTTAGCACTGGTTCTGGTTTGGTGTGTGGATGATGCTCCTTGTTGGTGGGATGGGAAATGGCATTGCTAACTGGCTTGACTAAAAGGCGATCTTCCCGGCTGGCAATTAGTGCTGTTTCGTAGATGCGTCTGGGTTCGCGCTTTGGGTCTGGGACAATTCCAACATTGTCACTCTTGACCCAGATAAGTGGGAAGTTGCAGAACGCGAGTTCTGGAGCGAGTTGGGAAAACATCTGTAAAGTTTTAGCCTGTATCGTGATGTCCCCTGAGAGCCAAAACACCAGATGCCCGCTATGTGCCATGATGTTATTGAGGTTCTCGCATAGGCATGTGATGAGTTTTTCATAAATGTCTGCCGTGTCCTGATAGCCGGAGGTGGTTTGTTTGCCTGACCATTTGCCTCCGAAAACATTCACCCCGTAAGGGAAGTCACAATGGATTAGATTGAAAGGCTCGCCGTCGTAAGCTGGGGCCCAGTCGAGGAAGGACTGCTGGAGGATGGATGTTTCGGGGGATAGGATGGGCGGGATGTTTCGGGCGCTTTTTGTGGGCGCATTGGCGGCCTTTTCCGGGGCCGTGGATGCGTTCAAAAGATCGTCCAAGGGATCAATACCCCCTTCCCCGTCGAAGGCCTCATTGGCCGCTTTTGACGCCGATGACAGGATGTTACTAACAGCATCAGCCGCCACTCGCTCGTCTTCACGGGACAGGAAATTGTAGGCTCTGGTCGCCGTGTCCATGGTTCGGACGTTATCGCGGTGGAGTTCCTTTGCGATCCGGCAGCATCTTTGCACCCACGCTTGGCCATAGCCGATGTTTTCAGCGGTCTTTGCGTAGGTCCAGTCTGACTCGGAATGTTGCTGGGATAGGACATCGTGGATTGTAGCGATGGCGATGCACTGGTCCTGCCACCCCAGATCCTTTCGGCGAAGATTTTCTTCGAGTTCCACGATCCGTTGCTCGGTAGGCGACAGGTCAGTTAGAAGCCTCGCTGGGATGTCTGGAAGTCCCAACTTCCGACTGGCCGTATAGCGCCGTTCACCTGCGATTAGTTTGTAGGGTTGTTCTGCCGGTCCGGGTTCCGCCACGACAATAATCGGGACCAGCACACCGCGTCTGGGGATGCTTTCGAGGAGATCATCAATCACGATCTCTTTGCGCTGGCGGGTGCCGCGATCAATCCAAATGTCTTTGAGAGCAATGCTGGTCATGTTGGCCTTCTGGGGTTTGAGTAGAGGGGGCAAATGGCTCCTCGCCCCCTCTGTGATTAATAGGCGTAAGCCTTATGCCTCACCTTTTACCGACTTGATGTTGTTGCGTGGCGGATCGTCAGGGCGTTCTGGATTGAAACGCTGCGTGACATACGCGATCACGCTCTGACCAACAGCTTCCGGGATTAACTCATCAAATGAGCCCCCGTCAGTCTTGAGGCCGAGAGAAACAAGGAATTCCTTGAGTCTCCAACGGGCGTCTGGTGTGAGGTAGAAGTCCGTGGAAAGCTTGCGAGATGCGAGGTCGATGTCTGCAAGGTCCTTTGGATCTACGTCGTCTGAGGTTGAGTGAAATTTAAGAGCGAAACGAACGTAAGGCGTCTTATTCTTATTGTTGTCTCCATATTCAAAGGATGAAATTGTTCCATGATAAGTGCCTTCGGGTAATGCTGAAGGGGCTTTTACGTCATCGAGTTTGGTTGATAAGAGGTCTTTGAAGTTTACTGACATACATTTTCTCCATTAAAATAGACCCAGTGATGGGCCGGTTTTCCGCATTTGACTGCGGAAACTTGTGACTACGGTTGTGTTCCGTAGTAATTATAATGATCTTGCAGTTTATGAATGAGCATGTGGTATTCGTTATTTGGACAAACTACCAAATTACACTGTCTATTATCTTGTTTATTCAGATTGATATGATGGACAATGCTTCCCGGAGGTAATGCTTTTCCCAAAGCTCTCTCAGCAACAAGTCTGTGTTCGGGAATTGAAATCATTTTGTATTTTCCCGTAGATATTCTACTCCTTAATTTACCGACGGGATATTCCGTAAGAAAAACGCGCTTTACAGCTTCTTGCACAGCCTCTTTTACAGCTTGTTCATAAAGTTGCTTTTCTATGTTCGGCATTTTGGCTTTTTTAGCTGCGGCTTTTTGTTTGCGCCTATCTCTGAAATAATGAACTAAACACAAACCCTTTCCCCTGATAGGGGAGTTACATCCATCAACTGAGCATATTTTCGTTTCACCACAGTGTTGGTTTATTTTCTTATACATGTCATACCCTCACAGCCTTGAAGTAATCGGCGAGGCCGGACTCAAGCGGATAACTCTGCGCTACCTTCGAGGGCGCTGTATTTTTGCATTCAATAGTTCCTTGTGATGTCGTGAAGATCTGGCGTTTGAGATTTGCACCACGACCAGAACTTTGAGCAAGCAAAACCGTGTTGAAATAACGACCGACTTTTGGTGGGAGTGCTTTGCCGAGGGTGTTGGGGTAGTAACGCTCCGGACCGCTATCGTCGCCCATAGGTTTGATGTGGCAATTTATAATCACATTGCACTTGACTCCCTCGTCGTAGAGCATTCGCAAAAGGTTCTCTACCAATGCTTGCGCAAGGCCCCAATCGGCTTGGTGCGGGTGCTGACCAAGGCGTCCGTTCATAGCGAGGATGTAGGACAGAGCGGCATCAGAAAGCATGGTGAGACTGTCGATGACAAGAACTGTGTTGTCGTCCCATGTGGTGATGGAGCCAAGGCTGCGTTCGCCATCTTTCCAATCGCCTAGCATCCCGGCGACACGCTGCCAGACAGATGCCTTGGCGGGGACCAACTTGCCGCCTTGGTTCTTCATAGGCTCAGTGATGGTCACATACTCGACGTTCTCAATGGCGTCTTTTGAATATTTCCCGTTGGTGAGGAGGTCGCGTAGGACATCTACTCCGTTGTCAAGGTCAAGAATACGAACCTTGAACCCAGCGGATGCAAGGCTGGCCAATGCGCCTGTCTTTCCCGCTCCGCTATCGCCAACGAAAAGCAGCTTTGTGGTTGTGGATGAATGATGTTGTGAAAGTGGAGGCATGTTATTGGTTCCATAAAGCTGC